GGCACCACCAACAGCAATGACCCAACATCATCCACACGTGCCATAGTCAGCAGCATTCTCACCCAAATATATGACAGATCTGGAACACAAATGTTGGAAATAGACATGGAAATCCGAGGAGACCCTTATTGGTTGGGTCTCACTGATGTGGAACGCACTGTGGAACTCAGAGAAATTGTCAACAAACTCAACAACAACCAAAGTGTACCCAACAATTTGGGAAATCCCACCAACACAAATAATAATTCACAATTTGTGAATGTATATGACACAGATGCAACCATTTTGCTAAAATTCAGGAGTGGTGGACAACCCAGTAGTGAGACTGGGTTGCAAAACCTGGAACAGGAAAGTGATTTCTTTTATGGTATCTATATAGTTTTGGAAGTGAATCATGAATTCAAAGATGGCAAATTCACACAACGACTCAAAGCCATGAGAGACACACTCATAGATTTGACTGCCATCAGAGCAGCAGAAAAACAGGGCATGAGTACCAATCAACCAAACACTTTACCAGGAGTTACTCCTACAAACTCACCGTTGCAACCAAATAATGGTGTCAATACAACTCAGTTAATTAATAATGGTGAGAGCTCAGGAAAGATGATTGCCAGAGCCAGTAACAATCCCAATACAAATCAGATTGCATTGACTCCTCAACAGAGCACATCATCCGCAATGGCCACAAATAATAGTGATTATATCTCAGGAAACAGCCCAGAAGCTGTAGCTGCCAGAAATGCTCAACTGGGACCTATCCGACAACAGTCTCAAAATACTGAGTTTGCAGGATACAAGGGCACCCAGGCTGCCAATTTAGGACCTTCACTTAATTTAATGGGTGTAGATGGCTTAGGGCAAGGCGATAATAGTAGAAGTGTGTATTTGCCCCAATCTACCACTTACCAAAGAGCAGGAATTCTCGAGCCTGGACAAAGTTCCATGGGATACACTATAGATCCCAATACAGAATATGTTGATGAGAAGGGTTTGATTCAACTAAAAAAGTAAACATTTATTACAATTGGTAAGAAAGTGAATTATATTCAAGATTATCTACAAGGTAACTAGTTATGGCAAATTTAGGAAAGTTTAGTACACAGTTACCCAAAGCCTATAACATGGATCCTGAGGGCAAACGCAGCACCTGGGATAAAATATATGCTGGTTTTGTGAGAGACACCCAGGATGGTTCCAGACTGGGTAGAATCAAGGTTTGGATACCTGAATTGTGCGGACCCGACACGGAAGACACCTGGATCATTGTGGACTATGGTAGCCCATTTGCTGGAGCAACTCCTGCTGCTGATCTGGGGGCCAATCCAGGTGGTGGACAAAAAAGTTATGGCATGTGGATGATACCCAAGGACAAGGACAACCAGGTATTGGTGGTTTTTGTAAATGGAGATCCCAACAGAGGTGTGTGGATAGCCTGTTTGCCACATGTGGATGCTCATAGAATGACTCCCAGTATGCCTGGCAACAGTATCCCTCCTGAAGAAGCCAACAAAAATGTTGCTGCACCTCCCTCTGAGGCCCCAGCACAAACCATGCCTGCCGTTGGGCCAGCCACCCCTGCAACTCCCAGTGCCGCAGGGGGTGACAGTCAGCTGGGTCCCACACAGCAACGCAGTGGAACTGATCAGATCCCTGCACTGGGAAATGCTACTCGCAGCAGTCACAACAGTTATGATGTTTTTGGTATCAATACTCCTGGTGGCAATAGATTTATCATGAGTGATGCTGAGGGAGAAACTCAGATCAGATTGGGCACCAGAAACAACATTCAACTTGTGTTACACAATGAAACAGGTATTGCCACTCTCATGACAGGAGACGGCAAAAGCAGAATTGAACTGCACAGAGATGGGGCAATCTACATTTATGGTCAACAGAACATAAACATTCGCAGCAAACAGGATGTGAACATTCATGCAGACAAGAATGTGAACATCCAAGCTGGAAACCTGGTGCAAATCAAGAGTGATGCTGCTATGAAAATTCAAAGTGGTGATCGCATGAATTTTTATAGCCTTGCCAACATACACATGACCAGCATGGGCGAACACCATCGTTACAGCAATGGTCACATTTTTGATACCAGCAGTCAAAAAATCAACAGATTGGCCAACTTTGGGATAAGAGACACCACCAACAGTGGCAATATTGATGTATTCAGCTGGGGCAGTATTGTGCTCAACAGTGCCAATGATTTTGATATCAAAACAGTTAGTAAATTGTCACTACAAAGCACATTGGGAACAATGCATCTCAAAACCCATGATGTGTTGAACATATGGGGGCAAAATGATGTGAACATCAAAAGCACCACAAAAGTCAACATACAAAGCACAGAAGATCTTAACATCAAAAGTGGTGCAAATCTCAATCTAGATGCAGCAAGCAGTGGAAATATAAGAAGCAGCAACCCCTTGAACCTACAAAGCCTCAATGGCAACCTCAATATCAAAGGTGGTACAACAGTTGTTATTGGACCCACCAGCATCATTAATGCTGGAACTGTACCCAGTGCAGGTGCTGCTGGTGCTGCTGACAATGCCCAAGATAGTGTGCCCATAGCAGAACAAGCACTACCTGCTGTGATAGCAGATACTCCCACAACCTACAATCGTGTGGAAAACAGTCCAGACAGCAGTGGAACAGGCGGTAGTGGAGGACCTGGAGGTGCAGGCGGCGGCGGCAGCCAGAGTGTGATCAGCACCATCACAAGCGAAACACCTGGACCAGAACCTGACACAACAAGATTCATGAACAGTCCTGGTTACAGTGGCACCAACACTGTGGAAATAGCAGAAGATGTTGCAGAGGGTATAAACACAGGACAAATCTTGAAAAATCAAAGCACGCCATTGCAAACATTGGGGTTTGTGGGCAGTGGAGCAACCATTGGTGAAGGTGGGGGTGCTACAAATGACAAGGGATTCAATCCCTTGATTTATGAAGCCATTCAGGCCATACAAACAACCTATCCCAGAGCAAGACTCAGCAGTGGAGTAAGAACCAGTGATGGTGCCAGTCAGCACAGTTTGGGGAATGCTGTGGACTTTGTATTGGATGGATTGAGCACCATTGAGCGCAGCAGCCTCATGCAAGAAATAGCCACAGGAATAACCAGCGGCAATGGGCCCTACAGATTTGTCAGAGGTGTGGGCACATATGATACAACAGGAAGAATCCTTCACTTGGATTGCCGTCCTAGGAACAGTGCTGGTGTTGTTAATGCCATGGATGCTTGGGGGCCCAACTACAGCATCAGTAGCATCAGTAGCACACCCAGTTGGTTCCAACAGGCCCTGCAGGCAAGTGGAGGCAGTATTGGCTTGAGGCCAGCCAATCCCAGGTCCCAAACTCCTGGAAAACCTGGTGAACCTGCACCCACCAACAGTGAACCGTTGAGATGGATTGGCACAGGTTATGAAGCAAATGGTGCTCCCAGATATAGAACCGAGCCAGTTACAAACTGGACATTCAAACCAGCCAATCAATACAGCATAAGTGACATAGGCTTGACAGATATCAAAAATTTCGAAGGTCTGAGAGGGCCTCGACCAGACAATCTCACAGGCAAACAATTTGAGAATGTGTGCGGGGGCAAATCCATGATTGGTCATGGACATGTTTTGACAGAATCAGAAATTACCAATGGCAAGGTTAGTATCGAAGGCACAGACGTCAGTATCAAGGACGTGTTGAGTGCAGAGAATGCTTTGAAACTTCTCAAGCAGGATATCAAGTCTGCAGAGGGTTGGGTCAAATCTGCATGTGGTGATGTGCCACTCACACAGCAACAATTTGATGCACTGGTGGATCTAGCCTGGAACATTGGTGAACAGAAATTCACCAACAGCAAACTAGTGAAATTTGTCAAAGAGAAAAATTACAACAATGCAACAACAGAATTCATCAAATGGTGTCAAGCATGCGGTGTGATCCGAGCTGATCTACAAAGTCGTAGAAAAGCCAATGCACTGCGCTGGTGTGGAATCATGAGACCAGAAACTCCGGTGCCTGTGAGCTCAATTGCAGCAGACGGAGACATCAGTCCTGTAACAGGCAGCGGCAGTGCGGCTGAAGCCATGGCCTGGTTCCAGAGTGCACAAGGTGGCAACTACAGCAAAGCACAGGCAGCTGGCATTGTGGGCAACCTCATCCAAGAAAGTGGATTGCGCCCTGGAATATCAGAAAAAGGTATCAATCCAGGCAATGTCAAGGCAGGTGCTGGGTTGGCACAATGGACCAGTTATGGTGGACGCAAAGAAAGAGTGGCTCAATATTTGAATGTGAGAGATGTGAGAGAGGCCAGTTTCCAACAACAACTTTCAGCAGTCACTTGGGAACTCAGCACAAGTGAAAGAGGGGCAGATAGAGCCTTGCGTGCCACAAATGATGTTGCACAGGCAACCACAGTGTTTTGTAATCTATATGAACGCCCACTGGCATCAGCAGCCAACATACCAGGTAGAATAGCAAATGCCAACAAATTACTCAGCCAGTAGCAATGGGGGATTGAAAGTGGTGATGGTAATATTTGCTGGTATAATAGATCTCACATTGGCTGCCAATCCCAACACAGGTTTGGCAGCCAAATTGATAAAGCTGCAAAACGTAAATGGAATATACTTGAGCAGCTCAGCTATTCCACCCAGCAATTTGCTGATAGCTTGAAAAAATGGTTTCACCAATTGCATCCACAATTCAAAAATAAGAGTGGGAATTCTGTTGAATAGGTCTTGCACTCCCTGAACTATCCTGCTGAAATCTATTTCAGGCAAGGTGAGATTCCAGTTGAATCCTGTAAACTTCAATAACTCGCCAATAGTCCAGGGAAAAGGCCAGGGTATCCTACTGAGTATTGCACCAAATGCTCGTGTGAGAATGTCCTTGAGGTTGAAATTCAATAATGCTGTGATGGCCAATTGCATGCGTTCCACAACACCAGTTGCCAGATTACTTACTCGAGTCCAAATAGCACCAAAAATTTCAGCAAAGCTGGGTACTGTGAACGTAGGCAACAAAGGGAATCCCAGTGCTTGCCAAATTTTTTCTATGGGTTTTGTGATTTTGGTGATGGCAGTCAAGGCAGTCCAGATTATGTTACTGAGGGCCTTTTGTATTTCACTGAAAATTCTATTGATGATATTCACAATGTTGAAGTCTGGCATTTTCAAGGTCAACTCACCTGTGAATTCCAGATTCCAGGGCAGTCCCAATGCTGCTTGTACACGTGCCAATTGTGCTTGGATTGCGGCAAAAATTCTAGCCCTGCCTTCAGCTGTGAACATATCAGTGAGATAAACACCTGACAGAAAAGGAATGGGAACTTTCAGCAAGTTTAAAATGAAACTCAATCCAGGAATTTTGCTGAGAATATCAATTAATTTTTCATGCAAATACAGTTTGAATTCATTCCATAATGCTCGCATTCTCAAATCAAACTCAAATTCAGGCAATTGTATTGTGGAGAACAATGGATCAGGCAAACTGAAATTCAATGCTCCCATGATTCTACGCAGGGTGCTCAATAAATTGTCAATGGCCTGTGCAATTTGCTGTTGTAACCCATCAGCAACACAATCAATAATTCCACCCAATTGAGCAGGAATGCTGCCCAGCCCTCTACCAAAATCGGTGAGGTTGCCCAGATTGCCCATTATGTCATCTGTGCATGAAAATGTGGGCAAATTTACATTGAGACTGACGTTGGCACATCTGGATAATAAATCACTCATGCCAATATTTAGAGTGTATCAAAAGCGCCAGGCAAAACTTGTGATCCATTTTTGCCTGCTTTCTGTACCAAGTGCCTGGCACTGTGAGCTTGTTTGCTAATGCTCATGTGGTTCTTGTGGAGATTTCTGCCACACTGCCCCAAACATGTTGCAATCAGCTTCGCGCAAAAATTCAAATTCAAATGTTTTAGTCTTCACGCGGAAGACCGCGAGAGCTGTATAATTCCAAGTGTACCGAAACTTACCCACATATTCTGAAAGCCATCTGAACATGTGCATGATCTGTGCTTGATCTGGTATTGTTAACACTAGCTTGTGAGGTAGAGTTTGATACATGTGATATCTCTAGGTTTGGTGTAAAATGAGCACTTGACTGAGGTAAGCTTGACTCATGAACCCCAAGCCAGCTGAAACATCACAGCATCATCCTGGCATTGAAAGAGTATGATCCCCGGGCACCAAAGGATATGTTGCCTCTAGAATGATAGTCAAGAATCCATTGGCGAATTGGTCGGTTCAACCATTCATCCTTATCGTCCAAGGGAGGCTATTCATGGAGCTCTACAGCAGCCTTCTCAATTATGGAATAGTGAGTGCTCCTGATTGGATGTCATTTCCCGTCAACCACAGCATCAATTACCTGACGCTTGGCCAAAATAAGGGCAGCCATTTCCTCCTCCACAGTTCCTTCCGCCACAAGCGTGTAAACCGTGACGTTATCCTGCTGACCAATGCGGTGGATACGATCACTGCACTGGTCAAATTCGGCAGGGCTCCACGGAAGTTGGAGGAACGCACAAGCCTTGGCGGCAGTGAGCGTGATACCAAAGCCACCGCTGGTGATGTTGATCACGATCACCTTCACGGTGGGATCGGTCTGGAAGTCCTCGGCAGCCTGGGCACGATCCTCAGGGCTGATGCCACCACGGATCATGCGCACACCCACACCAGCATCACGCACACGATCATGGATGGTGTTCACCATCAGCTGGTGATGGGCAAACACCACCAGCTTCTCGCCCTCTTCCACATAGTCCAGGATCCACTCCACGGCGTTGGCCAGCTTGGCGTAGGCAGCAATCTCGCGGCACTTGTTGATGGCCACGATGGCCTCATCGCTCTTGGCAGGGTTACCACCATAGCGCACCAGGGTTTCCATGCCCTGTTTCCAGTTACCGCTGTGGTCAAAGGCGTTGGCCACACTGTCATACTCTGCGCGGTCAAACTCCAGGGGCACTGTGACAAAGGTCTTGGGCGGCAGTTCCTTGAGCACATCCTCTTTGCGGCGGCGGATCATCACAGTGTCCAAGAGCAGCTTGTTGAGCTCATCCTGGTTGGTGCTGCCCGAGAAATCCCAGCCAAATCGTGTGCGCTGGCCATCGCAGTAGCGGGTGGCAAACTTCATGAAGTTGCTGAACTGGGGCACCCAGTCCGCAATCGTGCTCACTGTGGTCCACAGTTCCAAGGGTCTGTTGACAATGGGCGTGCCTGTCATGAACGTGACGCTGGGAACGCCCTTGTGCAGCACCCGGAAAACCCCCTTCTTGTTGGGCACAGGCTCCTTGCCCGTGACCAGACGCAGGATGGCCAGGGTGCGCTGGGCCTTGGCGTTCTTGATCTTGTGGCTTTCATCCACAGCCACATAGTCATACTGGATGTTTTCCAGCACTTGCAGGTTGCGCTTGACAATGTCATAATTGATCAGCGTGACATCAAACCCAGACTGGGGAGTCTTGCTGAAGCTCACATGCGGATACTGGCGCTTGAGCTGCTCCAGGCGCTGCTTGTTGGGCACAAAGCCCACCACCAGCACCTTGAGCTGAGTGCCCAGCATGCGGGTGATCTCGTTTCGCCAGTTGAGCAGCAGGGTCTTGGGCAGGATCACCAGCATGGGAAAGCGATGATTCTTGAAGGCATAGGCCATCACCTGGGCTGTCTTTCCGGTGCCAGGCTCATCACCAATCAGAGCAGTGCCGTTCCACTTCTCCAGGTGGGCAACACCAGCAGCCTGGTAGGGCTTGAGGGTGAAGGCAAAGTTGGCAATCTTGCTGACCTGAGGCAGCGTGCTCCAGTAATCCTGGACGCTGCTGGTGAGATCCAAGCCCAGGCTGTAGGCCAGCTTGGTGGCTTCACGCACGCGAGCAGGGGTCGCAGCAAATTCCAGCACATCTATCTCCTCGTTTCGTGTGGCCAGTATAGCAGGAAATCACCCTCTGTCAAGCCAAAAAAGTGTGGCATTTTTGCCACACTTTACAGTGCAGCCAGGGCAGCTTCAAACTGAGCCAAAATCTGGGGATCAGCATGGGCAATCACCAGCTTGCCAGCCTGCAGGTCCACACCAGGAGTGTGGCCCATGATCTCAGCCACCTTGCTGCTCTCAGCAGCCTCTGTGACGCCCATGAGCTTGTCCAGCACCCGGCGGTGGAAAACCACAAACCGTTCCTCGATGTCAAACTCCCAGGCCAGCGCCACGTTCATGATCAGCACAATGCTGGATTCATTCACAGGCACACTCCAGGTCTTGGAGCCAGCATCCCAGCCTGCCCAGAACTTCTTGCCCTTGTGCTCGCCACGGATGGCTTTGATGGCGTCCACCAGCTCACGGTTGAAGCTGAAGCTGAAAACCGCAGTTTGATCCTTGCTGGTGAGCTTGCGGTCAGCCTGAGCTGCCTTGCCCTCCAGCGGAGCAGGAGTTCCCAAGGGCTGCTGAGCGAACACAGGGGCACAGAGCCACTCCTGGATCACAGCATCGCCACCCAGTTGCTTGCGGTATTTGTTGATCAGCTTGAGAGCTGCCGCCGCCTGCTTTTCGCTCCAGGCGCGGCCCTGCTGGGCACGCTGGGCCAGGCTGTGGCCAAAGTTGGTGTCCATCTTGCTGAAGCCAGCACCATCCCAGGTGCTGGCCCCGTTGCACACGCCAGCCAACTGGAGAATCATGCGCTCGGCAGTGATACCCTGAGGATTCACACTATAGTTGTTCACCCAACCCTCCTCAATTTCTGATGCCAATATAGCACAGTCAGAGCTATTGTCAACCACTTTTTTCAGAAACTTTGGATAGCATTTTCAAGGCGCTGCGCCTCCTTGAGAGCTGTGGAGACGTTGGGATAACGCTTGTGCTTGAGGGCCACATACCCACGAAGGTAGTTGATATCCAAGGCCCAGCCACGACGTTCACAGATATCAATCAGCATGTCTTCCGTGGTCATATTACAGGCTCCTGTTTGATTGCCTTTACCCACACATGATAGCACAAGCTGGCTGGGTGTCAAGCTATTTTTTAACTAACAGGCCGCCAACAGGGGATGGGCATGCCAAACAGGCTGTAGAATATGGCCTGCCTTACCAGCAAACCGTTGCCTGTTTGTTCAAAATATTTGCTGCGGGGATCTGCATCCAGGCATGTGGGCAATTCATCCACTCTGGGTAAGGGATGCATGAGAATCATATCTGGCCTGGCCAGTTGCATGAGCTCCAGGCTGATGCCATAGTTGTTGATCTGTTGCAAGAGAGTCACATCCTGGATGCGCTCTTTTTGTACTCTGGTCATATACACCACATCAACATCCTGGATGCAGCCATGGAGATCTCTGTGCCACACATCCTTGGTTTGGGTAAGCTCTTGGGGCATTAGAAATCCAGGTGGGCACACAAGATGGATCTGCACATCATACATGCGCAACAGCTTGAGCAAACTGTGAACAGTTCTGCCATGCTTGAGATCTCCCACCAGTGCAATGCTCAAGGGTTGATCAAGAGATTTGTGTTTGTGGATGGTGTAGAGATCCAACAGAGCTTGTGTGGGATGCTCTCCCACACCATCACCACCGTTGATGATGGGCACCTTGCTCACGCGGGCTGCTCTGGCTGCACTGCCTTTTTCTGGATGACGCAAAACTATCACGTCACTGTATTGCGCCATGACTTGTATGGTGTCTTCCAGAGTTTCACCCTTGCTGACACTGCTGAAACTCACATCATTGATGGAGATGACACTGCCACCCAGTCTAGCCATGGCGCTGTGGAAACTGCTGCTGGTTCTGGTGCTGGGTTCATAAAACAAATTTGTGAGCACACTGCTGCTGGCAACTGTGTATGTGCCTCTGGGTGCAGTTTCAATTTTTTCTGTGAGTGCAAACAGATCAGCAATGCTTTGTATGTCAAATTGGTCCACGCTCAGCAAATGACTCATGTGCTATTCCTTTTCCCAGGGAAACACTAGCCAGCAGGGATGTGTGCTCTTGTTGATGTGGTGTGCTGCAAAATCCACTGAACTCATGCTGGTTTGATTGTTCACCAATGTGGCCAATTTGATATGATCACTATCACCCAGGTGTTGTCTGATTTCTCTAATGGTGTCACCTGTGTCATTGATATCATCCACAACCAACACATTGTAGCCAATGGTTGCCCAGTTGGTAATCTTGCTGGTGTTGGCATGATTGTGAATTTTGTGGTCGCGCAAGCTGATGTTGATGCTGTCCATTTCCAAATCAAAATGATGACTCAGCAAAACAGCAGGAATCAATCCGCCACGAGCCACCCCCACAATGATCTTGGGGTGCCAACCACTGGTGTTAATCTGATCAGCCAGAGTTTGTATGTGTTGATCAATCTGTTGCCAGGAATAATATATCTTGTTCATGATATGAGCATGCTGCATAACCCTACTACTGTCAAATAGGTGCCCTCACTGGCACACCCCATCTCATGCCAATTTGGTATGCGTATTCACTGAGTTTCAATGCAACATAACCTCCGTGTATCAACACTTCATATGTGTTGGTGAGAGCAACATGTAGATCACGATCTGTTGGTTTGTATTCCTCTACAAATTTGTCCAGGTCCAAGTATGTTTTCCAATCCCAAAATTTCTCAGGCACATGTCCCTTGAGCATGCTGTGACTGAGGTTGGACAGCGTTCTGAAAACCCGTTCGTCTGATGTATTCAAC